TCTACAATGAGGGAGAAGTAAAGGTACGTCCCGGCGTGTACCAGCGATATTCCAACGTCGGCAGTTCGCCCACTCCCGGCGCTCAGGACGGTATCTGCGCTATCCCGATTCAGGCAAGCTGGGGGCCGCTTGGCGTCGTGGTACGCAACGCTTACGGGGAGCTTTCCAAGAACTACGGTACCGGCGACTACGCGCCCGGATTTACTGTTCCGGCGGCTCAGGCTATGTTTGACGGCGGTGCTACAACCGTCTATACCTACCGCATGGGACAGGGCGGGAAAAGAGCCTCGCGGGTTTTGAAGGCTGGCGAAAACGACGCTGTAACCGCGACTGCAAAGTATCCCGGCACGATGTCGGTAGGGCTTTCCGTACAGCCCAAAGTCGGTAACGACGCTGTGAAAGAAGTCAATATTTATACCGGCACTTCACTTGTTGAAACCTTTGAGTTCGACGCGGATACCGAAAACGAACCCGCGAACCTGGTCGGGGCTTGCAAGAAAAGCAAGTACATAGATTTCAGCCTTGCTGGTGATGGCACGGGTACAGTTGATAACGTTGCGGCAGTTTCCGGGACGCTTTCCGGCGGCGAAAATCCTACCGTTACAAACGAGGATTACTCCAAAGCATTTGAGGCGCTGGAACCGTTTTTCTACAACTGCATTGCGCTCGATGTCGATGACGACGAGGTGTTGTCCAAAACTATGCTGCTACAGTCGTACCTCATCAACGCGTATAAATACGGCAAGCTTGCTATCGCAGTCGTGGGCGAAAAAACTGACGTTGCGTTTGAAGCACGTTTGAAGCATGCGCGGCTGCTCAATGACGAAAAGTTTGTGTATCTTGGCTCGGGATGGAGTACGCTCACTGGGGCCCTCGATGGCGTTCTGGCAATCTGCCGCACGGCAGGTATCATCGCCGCGACTCCCGCCAACCACAGTATCACGCACTCAGTCATACGCGGCGCTGCTGATCTTCTGGAGACTTTCACTTACGCGCAGTACGAGGACGCAATCAAGAACGGAGTACTGCTTCCCTCCATGTCAAACGATGGTGATATCTGGTTTGATTCTGGTATTGATACTCTGGTATCTCCCACTGTGGAGCAGGACGAAGGCTGGAAGAAAATTCGCCGCACCAAGACAAGGCTTGAAATTTTTGACCGCCTTGACCGCGCTTTACAGCCTAAAGTGGGCCGTATAAACTGCGACACAGACGGCATTGGAGATGTCGTCCAAACCGGCATGCGCGTGCTTGACGCGATGGTGACGGAACGCAAGGTGGCTGAGGGCGCGTCGTTTACCTGCGAGAGATATGCTGCTGACAGCGCCTGGTTCATCATCAGGGCCGACGACATTGACAGCCTTGAGAAAATCTACCTGCACTACCAGTTCAGGTTTGCGCAGGAGTAAGGAGGTTTGATTTATGGCAAGAAATCTCAATAACACGCTTGACACCCGTGAGCTGATGACCGGCAAGGACGGCCGGCTTTTTGTACAGGCGGGTGACGTGAATATGTTCCTCGCGGAAATCAATACATATTCGGTCACCATGAGCGTGAATACGGCGGAAAAGCAGCCGGTAGGCTCGATTCTGGTTCACAGGATTCCCACCGGCGTTACGTTTGACCTTAAGTTTACGGAAATGGTCGTGCGCGACGACCTTATCATGCAGCCGCTCCTTGACGCGATCCACAAAGGCAACCTGCCGGATTACAATTTCCAGGGCGTTGCAGTAAAACCCGACGGTTCGGAGCAGCGCATAACGTTTGAAAATGCCGTACCGAACGGCGAGTTTGGGCTGCAATCGCTTACGCCGGGTGAGGTCATAGAACGCGAACAGACTTTCGCACTGAATAAGATCCCGAAGTTTATCAGTTCGCTGCATTCTACGTACCTTGAAACACTTACAGAAGACAATTTGACAACACTTGACGGAGTTTAATACAGGAGGTTTATTAAAATGAGCACAACAACAACTAATGAAAAGTTCGAAAACGCAACAAAAGAACTGGGCCTTGATACCGCAAGCGACCGTAAGGCGGCTGAGTACGATTTGGTAAGCTCTCTGCTCAAGGCGGCGGATTACAAAACCTCAGACGAAGCAATGGTTGAGGTAGAAATCCGGCGCGGCGGAGAGTATCTTTTCACGGTACATCTGCTTCCCATCGGAGAAAACGAGCTTCAGGAAGCCAGAAGACACGCTACGGAATACGCCAGAAATCCGCAGGGACCGAGATATCCGAAAATCGAAAAAGGTTTTAACAGCAGCCTGTTCAGCAGCTGGACGATCTATCTTGCAACAACAAAGGAGGATCGTGAGAAAATCTGGGGTAACAAAGCGGTTATGGCTAAATGCGGCCTCCAGCTGCCCGTGGAGTCCATTTACGCGCTGCTTCTTCTTGGAGAGAAATCTATGCTGGCGGACACTGTTTCCCGTATCAGCGGCATTGAAGATGAAGATGTTCTCACACAGGAGGATTACGCAAAAAAGTAATAGAAGGCAGCGTGTTAGGCGGGCTGCTCCACGTTGCATTTCAAAATCAGGGCATAGAACCTGGCGTGTTAATGGGTCTGCGCGGACGCTCGGATGCGATACCTCCGGGCGAACGCGCCTTTATTCTGGCTTCTACCCAAATGGCCATCGAAGATGGTTACACGCCCGTCAAGAACAGCAGCTTTGGCAAGTCGAAAAATAATTAACGGAAAAGGAGGTGCAGGCTGAACAGTGCAAAAAGTTGTCATAGATGTAGAAGGCAAGTTTACAGACGGGATTTCAGGCGTGGCAGGCGCTGCCATCGGTACGCTTGAACGTTTAGCCCGCACCAAAGTTTTCGTTAAGTTCGACGCTAACGCAAGCCCATTTCTGAAAGTCATAAACAAGGCTAAAAGCCTCGCTGACAAATTCGGACATTCTAAGATATCCGCGACGCTCAATGCGGTTGATAAAGCCACCAATGTTATGGGCAAAGTGTGGAACCTCGGGCTAAAAATCGGCGGCGCGGTATGGCGTGCAACCGTCACCGTTGTCGATAAAGCTACCGCGCCTATAAGAGGTATTTTCCGGCTGCTCAGGAATCCGGTTCTGCGAATTGGTACCGCGCTTGGATTGGGTTTTGGTGTTAACAACATGGTGAACACCTACAAGGATTTTGGGGCTGCAATGAGTAACGTCCAGGCGATAAGCGGTGCGAATGTACGTGAAATGGATGCGCTCACCGCTAAAGCAAAAGAGATGGGCGCCGCTACTAAATTCACCGCGACAGAAGCCAGTGAAGCTATGGGCTACATGGCTATGGCCGGGTGGAAACCTCAGGATATGCTCGACGGAATAGAAGGCATCATGAACCTTGCGGCGGCGTCTGGGGAAAACCTCGCAACGACTTCTGATATCGTTACGGACGCTATCACCGCTTTTGGGAAAACCGCAAAAGACAGCAACCATTTCGCGGACGTTATGGCAGCAGCTTCAGCTAACGCAAATACTAACGTGTCATTGCTTGGGGAAAGCTTCAAGTACATTGCCCCTGTCGCTGGTGCGTTCGGTTACTCGATTGAAGATGTTGCACTTGATCTGGGCCTGATGGCTAATGCGGGCGTTAAAGGCTCACAGGCGGGTACCGCGCTCAGGTTCGCTATCTCCAGTCTGAACAGCCCAACCACCAACGCACGGGCTCTTATGGAAAAGTATGGCGTGTCATTGGCACGGGCTGACGGGCAGTCAAAAACGCTTCTCGAATTGACAACCGATCTCCGGAAAACATTCGGCAATCTGGGCGTCAGCGCGACCGATTCCACAGGCGCACTTAAGGCTTATGACACGATCATGTCCGAGGCTAAAGACTCCACACGTCTTTCTGCGGAACAGATGGAGAAATTGTCCGCGTTAAGCACTATTTTCGGTGAAAGGGCTTTGCCCGGTATGCTCGCTATAATCAACGCCGGGGAAGATGATTTCGACAAACTCAGCACTGCGATCTATGGCGCGGACGGTGCCGCAAAACGTATGGCCGAAACCATGATGGATAACCTCAAAGCCTCTCTGGATCTGCTTAAGAGCGCGGCGGAGGGCGCGATACTTACTATCATGGAAAAAGGCGGGCCGAGTCTGCGCAGATTCGTTGACTGGCTCACGGGCGTGATGCCAAAAGCGGGAAATACCGTTGGGGATGCGCTTGACTTTATCGGGGAGAAAATCGGATGGATTTCCGATAAAGTCAAGGAGATCACAGGCGGCGCGGACTGGAAGTTCGGCAATATCGGAGAGAAAATCAAGCTGCTCTGGAAGGGCGTTGTTGCCGACCCGCTGAGTGAATGGTGGAACGGCGGCGGTCGTGAAAAAGTCGTCGAAACCGCCGGGAACATTGGCAGGGATTTGGGCGAAATTCTTAAGACAGGATTGCTTGCGATCTTCGGCATGACAGACGCGTTAAACGGCAGCGGCGGCGCGGCTATGAGCGCTGGCGCCAGCATTGCAAAAAGCTTCGTGAAAGGTTTTGCGGAAGGCTTCGACTTTTCACTTGTAGTCGATAAACTAAGGAGTGCACTGGGAAATATCTGGGACGCTTTACCAGGCGGGGTCAGAGCGCTCGCAGGTGTTGGCATTGGATCTAAAGTGATTGGCGGACTGTCCACAGTGGCTTTAGGCGGCATGACAGCATATAAAGGTATTAAAACTGCAATGGGAACGCTTTCTAAAGTAGGACTTGCGCTTACTGGCAGTACGGCGGCGGGTGGTGCTGGCGCGGCAGGAGCAGGAGCGGGAGTGAGCACTATGGCGGCGGCAACCGGTGCAATGGCGAGTGGTGCCACAGCCGGTGCAGCAACTGCGATTGGAGCGGCTTCTGTTGCTGGCGGCGTAGCTGGCGGTATATCTATCCTGAGCGGTATTGGTGATTGGGTCAAAGGTGCAATATC